ATCTCAGCACTGCCAAACAGGATCTTTGCGCCGGGGATCGTGTCATTACTGATGACTGTAACGCCATAGGCAATCAAGTCGCCAACAGTGATTTTCTTGGTCTCGCTTGCGCTGTTGTCAACGACTGCTGCGAGATCGCCGGAAGCAAGGTCGGCACCAGCCAACGCTGAAAGTTCGCTGATCTTAAGGTCGGCCATGCTCTATGCCCTGCGGATGGTGCTGACACACTTCATGATACTGATCACTCTACTCTCCTTCCAGTAGTAATGCATTGCCGGCGCCCTGTTCAAGCAGAATCTCATCGCCAGTTTCCTGCAACATCTTATCACCCGGCGTTGTTTGAGCCCTCAGGCGAATTGGGCCTGTAGCGACAAACTCAATTCCGCTTTGAATTATTTGACCCGAAGCAAACGAAGTTGCGCTTCCTGTCACTAGCGCATCAAATTCCCACCAGAGAGAGTCGTTGGTTTGCGTTCCGACATCGAAGGGTCCACCCGCCGCCGCGCTATCTTGTTTTTTTATGTATAGCTTTGCATGAAACGACGATCCAATTTCCGTGCGAAGGACAAGCTGCATCAGGTAATGCACTGTTTCATCGCCATCATTGTTGGTATAGTCCCATTCCGCAGTGAGCCGTCCGCTGCCGCTAATCAGACTGCTGTATTGCTGTCGGTATTCATCGCTTAGACAGGTTATGTCAACAGCCTCTCTATTTGTATTTAATTCATAATTTATGACACAGGCTAAGATACGAGCATCACGGTCTCGTATGCTTGCTCTGATCGGAATATCGCGAGCGATAGCAGTAAGCGAAATCAAGCCAGTCGCGCTACCATCAAGGCTGTTAGCAAAAGTATCATATAGCTTTACACCGCCAAGCTGATCAATGTAGACGTACCAGTTGCCGCTAGTTTGAACGACTCCTCCGTCCCAGCCAGTTGCATCAACAAAGTCAAGATCAGTGCCGTCTGTGGTAGCAAGCTCGACTAGATCGCCTGTAATCAAGAAGCCTTCGTTAAAATCAAAACTAAAGCGGTTGGCAACAGCATTGACATCACTTGGATTGACAAGTGAATCCTTGCTGCCTTCTAATGATTTGCGCGTCAGCTCAACTTGGCCGACATTGCCAAGATAAACGCCCATTAGATTGTCACTCCTGTCAGCGCACCAGTGCCTTGGAAGCTGATCTGTGCTGAGCTAACCTCACCAACACCAGCAGAAAAGCTGACGCTTGTGATATAGGCGGTCAAGCGCACGTCATGATTGGTGTTGCCTTCGACAAGGCGCAACCGCATATCAACCGTATCCGTGCCTTGTACACCAGCAATCTTTAGTACCTTTTTCAATGCAGTTGCTGCATCATTCCGGCCAGTACCATCGTTGTAGTACAGCAGCGTTGCGCTACCGCTAAACTCCTGCACGCCTGGAACGTAACTGCGTTGATCGTCGCCTAGCGTGGTGGTCTCCAATACCTCCAACGAACCAGTCAATGACCAGTTGGTCACTTTGATCTGCTCGGTGCCGTCAATCAGCAGCCTGCCGTCTCTGCCGGTATAGACCTTTGCCATTAGAGGACACCAATCAAATTCACTGTAACAGTGCTAATGCCTGAACGCACCTGTTGCACTTGCGGCGGGCCTTCATACCGATAAGCATTGCCTGACGCACCGGCACCAATCGCATCATGGCTACCTTCCCACCCCGTTTTAGCAGCGACATTCTGCAGCTGTGATGCAATCGCGAACGTAGTAAATGTGCCTTTCATTTCGTCGTAGTGATCTAAAAATAGTTCGGCTTGGGCATCGGTGATGTTCTCATAGCTCAATGCCATTTTCATGTTTGTGCGTCTATTGCCGTACAGAATCCGCACTTCGCTTCCGTTCTGCGTCTTGTACGTCTTGATCGGATAATCGCCAGCATCAAAACTGCGGCTGCTGGGACGGAGTGACGGAAAAGCCATTAGAAGAACGCTGACAATGTGTATGAAGCGTCGCTTGAAAGCATTTTAGCTAGCTCGCTCACTTGATTATCGTCGCATGGATACTCCGAAGCAACGATTCGAACTGTCATGTCTTCGGCTAGTGTAATCTGCTCCACCAGATAGATATTCTGGGAATTTGTAGACTCGACAATCGTAAAGACACTGCTGAAGTACGTCGAGTCACTAACCGTTTCATTCGTCACCTGCATACGACCAGATTGAAAAGCCATCAGTCTACAGATCCGATTATTTCAATGGTGCCAGCAGCATCCAAAGTATCAATTGCGAGCAAGCTGCGACCTTCCGAGTCTACAGCATAATTACTAGCCTTAATCGTCACGATGCCTTCTTGATCCACGTCCAGTGCTTCGATTTGGTAGACCTGAGATTCAAGCGTTGCTTCCGTCTTGATCGCAAATACAGTATTGAAAAACTCTGTCGCCGCTCCATTGCTAACCTGCAACGTGCCTTCTTCGACCGTTGCGCTTTGGCGATCCCAGTAATAAACCTCATAATTGCCATCAGTTAAGGCGTTGATCGCAACAATAGTGCCATCACTTTTAATAATTCCATTGTTGGTTGGGCGGTATGGGCTTAATTCGCTAGCGACACGAATAAACTGTCCCGGTGCCAAGCTCAACCCCCACGGCAGCGTCTTGAAAGTGATGGTATGTGTTTGATGCTTTCTAATCGCCAGGAAGTAACGCGCCACCCGCATTGCGTGCTCATCGCTTGTAATATGCTCAAACGTAAACTCTTCAATCGGTAGGTCGCCTTTATCGCCAGTGTTGTATCGAGCTATCAAGCTGCGCTGTTCGGGGAACTGGTTGACGCGGGATTTGCGGTAAATAATTACCGCTTGAAATAATTTGCGCTCTTCTAGCTCTAGCCAGCTGATCTCCAGGCTGTCTTCGATCATGTTACCTTCAGTAAACATTGCCGAAATTGTTACTGGCCGCACTTCATCAATTACGCCGTCATCGAAATACGGCAACGCCGGTTCCAGTGCTAGCTTGCCGTTTTTTAGGCTTGTGAAACAAAGCATTGATGCCGCTTTATCCGCCAGCCAAGTACGCAAATTAACGGGCTCTGCAATAACATCGTCATAAAACAATCTATTGGCACGCAAATAACGCCCAGTTATTACAAGTGCATCACGATCAATTAACGCTGAATTGATGACAGACCCAGCACCTGTATCTTTATTTGTTGCGAGATACCAAACCAAATCTGTCAAGAGATTGCTAGGTGCTGTGTCATTATCAAGCAGGCGTTCCACCTCCAAGCCGTTCTTGAGAAAGCAGCGAAGTTGATCAATTTGTGTAAAGTTATCACTTGATTTTAGCTTTAAGCCTGCAATAGCGCAGCCAGCATAATCAACCTCATTGCTTTCACTCAGGCATTCATTGACATAAATAAGCTCGTGTTCTGGGCTGTCGTCACAACTGCGTGATATTAAATCGCCATAATGCGACACTTCAGCAATTCCGCTGTAACGCTGGAAAAGACGAGTTGCAGTTTGCGGAGCATCGAACTCCTCGTAAACCTGTGGGTGCCTTGTTTCATAGAAGAAGGCAAATTGTATTCCATTTGTATTTCGTGAATACTTTGCAAACGTATCGCCATTATTCCATTCGCCATTGAAACTTGTAACTGTTGTACTTTCAATTCTCCACCAATAGTTTCGCGGCGTGTTGTAGCTGTCATCCCTGTAGGAAACAAGACGTAGTTCCATGTAGACCTCACGCCCAGCATCTCTTGAGTATTCCCAAGGAATCGTCGTACGAGCGCCTTCACCTAAATTATTAAAATAGGGATCCAAACCAGCAGCTACAGAAAGGATATTGCTAAGAGTATTGGGCCGCAATGGATCGCCGACATTGTAAGTAGGCCCGCTTTCGTTTGCGGTAGCGCCAAGAAAAGTTACCAGTAGCTTTGTATCGTCATCAACAAATCTGCCGTAAACCAAATTGGTTTGCCCTTCATCATCTTGGATAAGCTCAGGCACCACGGCCATTTCAAGGTGGGTAAAATAATCCCTCGGTTTGGCAAAATAACCACGCGCTCCAATGTTAAATGTTCCGAGATAAGTGTCAAAGCTCCAGCCACGAGCTGGTGTTTTAGAGCCATCCAGTACAAAAACATCTACGTCGCCGCTAGACTGTTGAGACGGAATTGCGCTATTGAATGGACGCAAACGATACTCATACTGACTTCTAGCTGGATGTGTAACGCGGATGAAAGAATAGATATCAACAGGAGAGTCACCTATTACCGCAAATAAATATGGGCCGATATTTGTCCAACCTTCGTTGCTTGTTGCGTTTTCGTCGTAATTACTTAAACGAACATCAAGTGCAAAAAATGACATGCGCCTAGCGTATGCCGTAAGCTTGCCTTCAGTTACTTGGATATTATCTTGGTTATTTTGGTACATAATACCAGGAGCAAGCAATGTATTGAAGTTTGTAATTCCATTAAATTTGGCCCAAACTTGAGACTTGATGCCAATCTCCGTTACGTCACATGCCCGTGTATTCTGGAACGTACCAATTTCATACTTTAGTATGGGGTAATAGGATTCCTCAATGTCGGAGTATGGCAGGTAGTCTGCAACGGTGATTGCATCCTCATCGACAACGCCGATCTTGCGTTGCAAATTACTCCATGCCTCCAAACACCGCAATGTAACCCTATAGCCATCAACAGTATGTATTTCGGGATCATATCGTTCATTGGGACGATTGATTACCTGCCATGTTGAACGCCCAATCATAAACGTACTGCCCATGCTTAAAAGCTGGTCATACCGTGAAGACTCGGCTTCGATTTGTGAACGAATATCGCTAAGATTAACATCTTCAATTCCTTTACCAACAGGAAAAGGTTGTTTTGTTTGACGCCCTTTACCGAACAAGATAACAATAGTATCGCCGACATTTACATCAAACTCTTGCGTTAAATTGCCCCAGCTTTCAAAGCCTTTTTTAGTACCTACAAGTGTGTGGTTTACGGTGTTAATGCCACCACCAACTGGTCTGTGCTCAATAATCCCAATTCGGCGGGCATAGTTTGTGCCCGTACCAGGCATACCAGCCTCAGTTGCACCGCCTTTTTCGTCATCAGATTCACCCCCATATGGGTGTTCTTCCATTAAATACTGATCAACGTATTTTTTCTGTTGATTCTTGGCTTGCCGACGCTGCTTTTCGTCAAAATTATCAGGTATTGAAATTACGCGCCAATTGGGACGATACGGTGTTCCATTGGGGATACCAGAGTAAACACCAAAAGCAGTTTGCGATGTAGGCGTAAATGCACCAGAAAACGCGGGCTGGTCGGCACCTTCATTTGTTGGTGCGTAAAATGCATGGTCTTCATTATTTCGCCCATCGTCAATGCTCAATTCGCCATAGCGATGGTTGTACATACGCAGATGGCTGCCAGCACCTAAGACTTCAAAACCTCCATTCCAGTAAAAGTCAAAATATGATTTATAGATTCCATCAAGAGCATTATTACCAAGAAAAATACCGGCAAGCTCTGGTCTTGCCATGTTGCCTTGACCAGCAACTGCAATAATTTCAGCGATTTGGTAGCCGCCCCAGCTCTTCATCCTTGACCAAACCAATGCAGGCGAAATCAAGAGACCGCCAGTTCCATGCGCTTCATCGCGGCGCGTAAATACGATTGGCACTACTTCGCCGTAAGCTGCTAGTTCTTGCGCGGAATCAAAACCAGAGTTTGGCGTAAAAATAGTGCGGCCTGTTCTGCCTCCAAGTTGCCGTTGTTCGATTTCCCTGTCACGGCCTACTGCTCTAGGCTTAGGCGCCAAAAGTATAGATGCCGCAGTAGAAAGTACGCCGACAACAAGCGAAATGATGGCTATCGTTGTCGCACTAATGCAGCGAATATCTGGGATGTGTGCGTACTCTTCGCCGCGTTTTTTTGTCTTTAGTTCAACTTCTTTTGCAAAAATTCTATATTCTTCTTCACTGCAACCAAGTGCATCAATCAGTCGCTTCTCATACGGAAGCAGTGGTTGTATGACAGCCTTTCGATAGGGCACCATGCGACCGCCGTCAAATGCTGATTGATGTACAGACATCCGTTGCTCCAAATGACCGCAAACGTGGCGTTTGTCTGCGGCAAGACTAATACATCACCATCATACTCTGCATTTTTGATCCGTCTGCCCCATGACACCAATGCACGACCAATGCTACGCCAGTTGTTTTCGTACCATGCAGGATTAAATTCGGGCGTTGAGACGCCCATTCGACTCAAAACCGTATAGACCAAATGGATGCAGTCAAGCGCACCATCGGGGTCTGTGCCGTCGGCGCCAAGACGGTATGGCCTGCCGATAAGATCAATCACGAAACACGAACTCTGCTGGTAAGTGGCAAATGTCCGACAAGTTGCTGGGTCAAGCGTTTGCGCGGCACATCAGTACCAACAGCATCTAGGACTGATGCTAGCTCTAACGTCAAAGTTGTTGAATCCCATTTACCTGTAATAATCTGCCCAATGTACCGATTGATTAAAGTATAATCTTCTTTGTTATCGGGATTGATAAGTACAGTTCGCACATTAGCGATATAACGCTCAGAAACTGCTACGGTGGCAAAATCACGGCTAAGTACGTTATTGGGAAATGCTAAGGCTGCCGGTTGATTGTCACCTGTTTTTGTTACAGTAACGCCAGAAAATGCAAACGGAAGAAATCCAAAATAGTTCGGTACGCCTGTTTCAACATTAAAGAATGGTGCGTCTTCTCCAACCCAGTAATTCTGGAACAAAAAACCGCCAAGCGCAGTTTCACTACGAAGTGTAAGATACTGGGCAAAGGCTAATGCGGAATCAGACATCAGATACCAATCCTTTTGCGTTGTGTTGTATTCTGACGTAAAGTTGTTAAAGCACGTCGTTCACCTTGCGCTGCACCTTGTTGGGCCGCTTGCCGCATACCTTGCTGGAACTGCTCCGCCGTAACGTAATCTACATTGTTGATGCGTTCCACGCTGTAGCGTACGTCAATCGGCTTGTCGAGTACAGCAGTACCGCCTTCACCACCTTGCGTCGCAGCGGCTGATTCGTTTGTTGCGGTTGTGCCAGACCGCCGGTAACGGTTCATTGCGGATGACAGTTGGTTGTTGTTGACAACAGCACCAGACTGCTTAGGCATGAACAACTCAGGCCCGCGTTCGCCAACGATGTAAGGCTCGTTTGCGTTGACGGGACCGCCGTTGGCGAGCATCGGGAAAGGCATAGAGCCGCCGGGCGCAAACGCTTGNCCCATGCCGCCAAGGTCAAAGGCGCCGCTCCCGGTAGATCCCAAGCCCGGCAGCAGCTTCGCGACACTGTTCAAAATCGCAATCNNAATCATCTTCGCGATAATCTGCTTGGCCATATCCAGGAAATAACTGCCAACACTCTTGAAGAAATCAGCCAATGCTTCTTTCGCAGTCTTCGAGCCACTGATTGCATCAACAAACGATTGCGAGAATGCGTCACCGATTGCGGTGGCGGCATTGGTGATCTGATTCACGGGCTCAACAAGTTGCTGCAAGCTTGTGCGAAGCTCTTCAATGTTTTGTTTTAGTTGATTTGGTTGTAAAATACTATCAACACCAGCAGGGAATTCCTGCGGTGTCATCGAGCCAAAAACTTTACCGCTCACATCAACATCGCCCGAGAATCCGTACCCTTTCAGCATCTCAGAGAAGCGCTTGTTAGATAGCTCTTCCAGTGCAAGATCGCGTTGCTTTTTGGCAACCCGTTCAAGGGCGAAGCCGTATTCGTCAACCATATTCATCATTTCTGAATAGCTATTTCCCGTTACCGAAGAAAGCTCTGCTATTTGCTTTCGCAAGTCTTCCGTTTGATCCATTGCGGCCGTTACCGCTTTGTTGTATTTGGCATCAATCGCATCTTCCGCCGAAACGCCAAGTCCCGCAAAATCCATGGCGGCATCTCTTATCAAGCGGCTTAGTCGCTCCCTTAAGGCCAACGCCTGGTTGGTGGCATTTCTTATGGCGCTCGCAGTACGACCACCACCGCCCGACCCATCGCCACTGCCGTCAAGGCTCGGATCGAGGAAGTCAGTCAAAGCGTTTGGCAATTCGGGGACATCCTCTGTTGGCGTCGGGGGCGGAGCACCACCCCCAAATCCAGAGACAGACGCCGCAGCAATTTCGCCAAGATTTATCCCCGCTTTCCTAAGCACAATTTGCACTGGACCTGTCAATGCGCCAGCGAAGGCATTTACAGCATACTCGACGAATTTACCCCAATATTTGCCCATAAAATCGACAGTTTCTTTCCAAAAATCGCCCAAAGATTTTATAATTTTTTTGATTTGCGCATTGCCGCCGCTTGCGTTAACAATTATTTCGCCAATTCTAATTTGCCATTGCTGGGACATGAATTTAGCAATTTTAGAAAAGAAGTCTCCGATCGATCGGAACAACCCTTGAATGCGCTCACTCGACTCTTTTCCCTGTCTTTCAATCTCCCCAAACATGCCACCAAACGCTGTTGAAATTGCTTTCGCAACCTCCAGCACTACTTGCGCCAGTGTTTTGAAAGCTTGAGCAATGACAGGAAGAGACGCCACAAGCGCAGGCGTAATATCTTCAATAAAATCGGCGAATGCGCTCTGAAATTCAGCGCCAATAGGCTGAAGGGCTTTGCCTATCTCAATCCGCATATTGTTGTACGCAACCTGAAGTCGCGCACCAGCGTTTTCCGACGATGCCGCAATTTTTAATGCCAACGCACCATATTCATCGCCCAAGCTGACAAGAAATTTCATCAAATCATTCAAGCCAACTTTGCCGTCTTGGAGTGCTTTTGTTAGCTCAGGGCCGGTACGACCAGATGCTGCAGCAATTTTGTTAAAGGTGCCAGGCAGTCTTTCAGCAATCTGATTGATTTCTTCGGCAGAAACTTTGCCTTTGCTGAAAATTTGAACCAATGCGGTGACAGCACCTTCCACCTGCTCGGCGCCGCCACCAGTTGCAATAATTGCAGAGTTGATGTTTTTGAATGCAAGCTCAGCATCGGCGACACCGCCACCAGCGCCTTTTACGGCAGCAGTCAGTCGAGTAATACCTTGAATTGCTACTTCCTGAGGGACATTTAGATCTTTGGTAACACTATTTGCAGCAGCAAGAGCGCGATTATACTCTTCTTGAGGTCCGGCAATTCCATCAAGCGCAATCTTGAGTTTTTCGATCTGGGCTGCGTAATCTGCGTATCCGCCAAGCGTCCGCCGCAACCCACCAACCTGCGCACCGATAGCAGCACCAGCAAATGCACTACCAACGCCGCCGATAGCACCAATAGCACCACCCAAGAAACCCTCAGGGCCGCCAAAAATACCACCCGAAATGGCAGCACCAGCAGCCTGAGTCATCTGCATAGGGGAAAGCCCTCTGCGACGCTGAACCTTCGACAAGGCGCGATCAACCTTTTCCAGCTCTTTGGTGACATCTCTGAATTGCTTACTAGCCGGATTCAGTTGATCCCTGAGAGAAGACCAAGCAGAGCGTTGATTATTAAGACTGGCGATACTTCCGTTGGAGGCCGCTGTCGCTTTTTTAATATCAGTTGCAACTGTTGAGTAAGACTGACCCATCATCTCAATGCTTGCGGTAATTTTTGACATTCCAATATCGCCAATTTGCCTGTAAAGGCCGCTAATCTCTCTAACCGGAGGCTCTGCAGCAACCTGCGCTATTGACTTAGCCCTGCCACGAGCGATTGAGCGATTAATCGCAGCTTGCTCTCTTAGCGCCTCATTCTCTTTGTTTATTTTTCTGAGATTTTCGATCCTAGATCGGATCTCTTGCTTTCTTTCTTCGTTGGCTTTTCGGATGGTTTCCGGCAATTCGGGGCTAATCGGGGCCGAATACTGAGACAATCCATCCTCCCTTTGTGCCGCCAAAAATGCACGACGATCAGCGACATTCCCAGCACCTCTTGCAATGATCGCACCGGTAGCTGGATCTCTGTATCCAGCTACACCTGGAGCACCAGCGCCGCCTGCGTAATACTGCTGAATGCCAGCGACCTTGCCAGCACGACGCGCAACACCTGCTTCTGCAGCCTCAAGCTTGTCATAGGCACTGCTGAGTCCCATGACATCCTGCGCCAATTTTCGCTGCGCATCGGCCAATCTCATGGCTGTTGCGGTGTAGTCAGAAGAAGATCTGTCAAGATTGACAAGCTTCTGCTGAAGCTCGTTTACTTCAAGCTGCAATGCTGCTGTTGTGTTTGGCAGGCTTAGCTTGCCAACCGGACCCTCAACGAATTTTGCAAATGCAGCACTAGAATACATTTGCGCTTGAGCGCGAACCTGCTGCCTTGCAGTAGTTCTGCCTTGAACTTGACCAAGCAATGCAATGCGTTCTTGAACATTCAAAAACTCATCACTAATGAAGTTAAGACTTTTAAGCCCCTCAGCAAGCCTACCAATCTGCCTCTGAATCTTTTCAAGACTCATTGCGGGGCGCTGACTGATCTCGAAGCCTGCGTTAAATTTCTTGATCTCTACATTTGCCTCTTGCAGTTGAGACTTTAATGAAGCAATATCTTTCCCAAGCTGCGCAAAGGCGGAAGATCCGGGTCTGGCTTTATTCCTGAGATTTTCAAG